GACACCTTGCATACCGAGCTTGATACCCTCGACCTCCATCCGCGCCTTAAGCTCGGTCTGCGCATGAGTGGTCTTAGCACCAACTTGCAGACCTGCGATCTTCTCTTGAGCTGCGATGCGAGCCTGCTCAACTTGTAGCTGCTGCTGTTTAAGCTGCGCATCGACACGGTCTTTCTCCATCTTCCGCTGAATCTCCTGCTGCTTGAGCTGAAGTTCTTGCATCTGCATCTGGATGACCGGGTCTTGTGCTTGCTGTTGAGCTTGCTGTTGTGCGGCTTGCTGCTGGTTCATCATCAACAGGCGTTGTGCAGCTTGCGCTGACATCTGTGCAACCTGTGCTGCGATCTCTGGAGGCATATTCTTGTTCTGCTCCTCGGTCGGCAGTGTCACACCCAATACTCGCTCGATCTCTTTGCGGTACTGGAAGCCCAAGTGCTCGTTGATATGTGCTGCACCTGCTGCCTGAATCTGAGCCGCCATAGGGTTGGTCTGCATCAACTCCTGAATCTTGGGGTCCTGAGCTGCTGCCATGTGCACAGCAATGTGTGCCTCATGGTCTTGCTCTATGAACGCCTTGACAGGTTTGCCCATCAACAGGTTCTGGTTCTCCTGCACTGGGTCGGTTGGTACAGCATCATCTTCTGTCGGCACCAACTTAGCTGCGTTCTTAATGCCTAGCACCTCGATCATCTGACGATGCAACAGCGGCAGGTCGTACAACTGTGGAGCTTGCTGAGCCAACTGAATCACAGCCTGATACTGTGTGATCTTCTGCGCCATAGTCGCAGCGTTAGGATCACTGACTGGGATGATGTCCACCATGTCGTAGTCGGCTTGCTTGACCTGACGGTCGCCGTCTACTGGTGTATAGCTGTACTCTTCTGGTGTGTAGTCACGGATGATGGCTTTTAAGAGCTTGAACTCACCACGCATCGCATAGTGCAGGCGTCCTTGCACAGCTGTGCTGATCTTCAGTGTGCGCTCAAGAATAGCCAGTGTCGTACCAACAGGAGCTTGTGTGCTCATGTCGCTGACGTTGATGTCCCCCGCTGAAGCAAAGCTACGACCTTCTTGGATGATCTGGTTTAACAACTGATACAGCGTCTGACTTGGCTCTTTGTATGGCAGTGGCAGGATGTTGTCGCGTATCGAACCTGACGACACATCGACATCACGGAACTCACCCGGAGCAATCGGCGTGTCATCACCCTTGATGCGCAAGCCTTTACTCTTCATACCACCCGGCAGGTTACTTAGTGTGCCTGCATCAACCAACTGCCGCATGATCGACGTAGCAGCCTTAGCGTAACCACCGATCAAGTGAATGAAACCAAAGCCATAGAACCCAAACCCCGGCACATAGACATAGTGCACAAAGTGGTTCCGTTTTAGCTTGAGTGTGTCGTCCTCGTACCAGTTACGACGAATAGCTAGGATAGTCTGCGTACCCCGCTCGATGGTAACGACGTAAGGCAACGCGATGCCAGTCGGTTCACCTTTCTTATCTACATCTTCAAAGCCCGGCAGGTCAAGCTCGACGTGCATCTCAAGCACTTTGTATCGACTGTCGATGTTGCCGACGTAGCCCTGCTCACGTTCTTTTTCTTTCTCGATGTCGTCTAAGACATTCTGCGGGTCACCAAGATCGACATCACGGTACAACCCAGCTACTTGCATCTTGCGTAGCTCGTTCTTAGTCTTACGCATCACGTGGGTCACACGCTCCGCCGTCTCCAGACTCGACGCACCGTATGGGACAACCATGTCCTCAGCGGGCACAAACATCGCCACTTGGCGTCCTAAGCCCGGATCGTAGTAGACCTTCTTGAATGCCGAACCTGCCAATGGCAGAGACCACAACAGCTTCTCGTGCTCAGGGCGATACTCGACCATCTCCTCAGTCAACCGGTAGTTCATATCCTCGCGCACGCGAGCGGCTGCTTCTTCTCTTAGTTTGTCGATAGCACCGACGATCTGTGTCTTGACTGGCCCCATCGCTGGGAACGTCTCGACGATTGCTTCTGATTGGAACCGCACAACTGCTTCAGTTAGCATCGGGTGGAACACACCGCACGCTCCGGACCAAGGCTCGCTACGCTCCTCGACCTTCAGGCCAAGTAGCTTTAGTCCTTTGACGTACGCGTCAACCCAGTCTTTGCGTGAGTCCACATCGCCTGTGAAGTCACCGACTAGTTCATCTGCAAGTGTCGCCAGCTCGCCGTCATCCATAAACTCAGCGAGGTTTGCATCAAAATCTTCTGCGGTAGGCTCGCGCTTTTCAAAGTTGATCTCAACCCCATCCATCTCGATGTTTACTGCATCGGGGTTCTCGATCTCAATTTCCAAGTCCGGCTCCGCCACAGCTGCGTCGGCTAAGCCGAGAGGCGCTGCATACAGTCCTTTATCAATTGCCATGATTATTCCTTAAGTAAAGACGCCGCCCCAAACCTGTTGTTGCTTGCGTCATGCCAGTCATCACCTACCGTAGTAGGTTCTTTGCCGTTAAGCCATTTCTGCACTGATAAGAACGCTCCGCCACGTGGCCCAAACAGACCGCCGTGCCAACAGTTGGGTTTAACTCTGATGTACGTACCTAGTGCTTCGGGTGCGAACATCTCTCCATCAAACCTAAAATTTATATCCCCGCCTAAGTAGACCTCATAGCTATCCACGTTGGGGTGAATATGATCATCAATCGTAGAGTTTGGCGGCATGATAAACAGCTGCACCTGATACTGCCCCTGTCTATACAACACCAAGCCGTAGATGACACCAGCCTGCGTGATTGCGTTGTTCTGCGGCACGTTAATAGGCCGATTCATCAACCACCACTCTAAAAACTGCGCAAGATCGTCAAACTCAACATCCACGATCAATCCTCATAAAATCCATAAGCCCAGCACACAGCCGAAATGCGAACGCCTTTAGTTACAGGAGCGACCCGGTGCATTGCGGTTGAATCAAACACGATGATGTCGCCTTTGTTCTTTAACGCATTATCAAGCTTGTCTTTAATCTCAAGCTGCCCGCCTTCAAACTCGGACGGGTCATTTAACAGCATACATAGCGAGACGCGCCGTTGCTTCCCATCTACCGGCGGGAGCACGTCATGATGCCACCAGTAGTGGTCCGTAGTCTCATACTTTAGAATCTGTGGGACATCGAAGCCGCAAATTGACTTGCTCCACTGTGTTCTGCTGTTGCCGTCGATCATGTAGTTTTTGCAGACTGAGCCAAGCGGGGACATTAAGTGCTCCGGCAAAACCTTCACCTTGCGAAGCCTTGTAGATTCCTCGCCAGATTCTTCCTGCGTTGCGCCAGTCCCAGCGTACGACCAGTCCAGACTCTTGATCACATAGTCACAAAAGTCAGGCGGCATAGCCCGCTCGTAATACATAAAAGTAGAACCAAGCATTAGTAATTTTTCCTCATACGTTGTAATAGCCCGCATTACGCTGGGACTTGAACCATTTAATCTCTTCCGGCTCGTCGCTGGGCAGACGGATAAAACCACCAGCACGGAAACGCATCAACGCAAGTGTCGTGGCATCAACTAAGTCGTCATGCTCACCACTGGGGAAGCTAGCTATCTCGTCCACTAGCTCCTCGGCCCACCGAGTCTCTGGCACCCATACCTTGCCTGACGCGATGATGTCCGACACCGAATTCAATCTACTAATCTTGTCGTTACCTTTAGACGGGGTGTACTCCTGCACGGGTATCCCCATCGCCCTGAACTCATATATAAGAGGCGCTCCAGTCGCTTTCTTCTCGATTAGCACACCGTCCGGCTCCCATTCTTGGTAATGCTTGAACGCCGTCTCTTTCAGCTCGATCCACTCCATCCGTGCCTTGAACGAATTGAGCAAAATGATGTTGGCCTGCCCGTGATCCTCGTCGTTGTACCAGACTCCCCACGTTGTACACGCAGAATAGTCAGCCCGGTTCGTCTTCTCGAACGCCGTATCCCACGTTTGCAGGATGTAATCGCACTGTGGAGGCCGCTCTTCCTCCCATATCTTCCACCACTCCCGTTTGACGATAGCTGCACCGTCTGAAGTCGGCTGCTGCTGGTACTGAGCCATCCATTTGCTGTTTGGCAGTTCAGTATGTAGCTTCTCCAGCTCGTCTATC